ACCCATACAATGAAGCGCTAAATTTCAGCTCATCAATATCATGCCCATATTGCTGCGCAGCTACCTTGAAGCCATGCGGCGTTGCCCCTCCCATAACCAAGTCTGTAATATGCGCCTGCGGCAACTCTCCCTCATAAACAATATTCTCTGTGGCTGGGGTAAATTCTCCTCCACCATCTAGCACAGTTGAGTGACAAACAACATATGATACCGCGCCTACCACTGGCGTCCAACTAATCATTAATCCATATTCTGTTCGATCCTCATACACCAACCCGATCGGAGCGCCAAGCGCCTCCAGCACTTTATTTTCCATCGCAGGGGCAGAGGATTCACCATCCACCACAGCCCAAACATACACATCAAACACAGGCCATGGCCCGCCCAGAACAATTATCTGCGCGGTAGTAAGGCTCGCAGTTGACTCATCCACCGTCAACGATTCCATCTCAACATCATCAACATAAATCGTCACCAAATATTCATCCGCGTCCACATAGTCATCCCAGTCTGCTGTAATCAAAGCCGCCGTCACATCTATAGTCAATCCAGTGGGAGCGGGAAGGGTGGTAATATTACGAAGCACATATTGAGCAGTCTGGATTCCGCTCGCATTATATGGGGTGACTTTTACAGTCACATCATCTGACAGTGAATCAAATTCATATGTATGAGAAATATATTCATCTTCTAAGATCACAAAACCGTCACTGTCTCCCTCATCCAGTTCTATCCGAACACTAACAGCAGAGCCGCTCCATGTCAACCGCAAATTATCACTTCCAGAGCTGTCCTCTTCCAGCGACTCAAGACTCACCCCGGCAAGCAGCGCAGATTCAGTCTCGCCAATCTCCGGGACATCCCCTGGAGCGCCATATACATCATCATCAATCACTGATCCAGAAATTTGAATCGAATCGCGCCCCTGCGGATTGATGGCGCCCACCCGAACCATCATCGGCTCTTCCGTATCCAACCCAAACATCCAGCGTGAAGCCTTCAGCCCGTCATCCGCGAGCGTCTTCAAAAGAGCGGTTGTACCTATAACGCAATGAGAGGAAGAGTGGGGCGTCACCGTATATGGGCCAAGCACCGTGCCATCAGCTTTTGTAATATACAGCTGGCCGTCTGCCTGATCCTCAAAATCAACAGGTTCAGACAACCAAATATTCTGCCCATCCACATCAGCAATCAGTCCTGTAGCACCCCACGCGGTGACTTTATTTGGAACAAGAATCTTAGAAAGCAGCGCAGGAATATAACCAGAAAGATCAGTAGTAAATCTCACTGTGGTGCGTTCAAGCCGTTCATGCAAATATGCAAACATTCCAACTTCATATGCTTGCTGACGATTAGCACACCCATCCAATGTAATGTCCAGCGGCGCATCTTCAGACCCATCCACATCATAACAGAACACTGACTCTTGATTCCATGTGTCCGGGTCAATGTACCGCATCTCAATGCTCGTGGGATTATCAGGCGTCCGGGGAGCCACTGTCACCCTCAAGTCTCGGATATTGTCGTGGGTATACATACAAGACGGCGTTGCATGATTCTCATGCAGGATCAAAGCAAACTCACCACCCGGCATGCACGGCACACACAACCCACACGCAGCTGCCTTTGCGGCCGCATCCATCACAGATGTCCGGCTAGCAAACCGAAAGTCAAAATAATACTCCGCTGAAGCCAATGCTGTCCGGACCGCATACAGCTCGCTAAAGTTGAGCAGTGCATCGCTCTGTTGCCCGCCGTTCTCTGCTGTGACCATATAGGCTGCAGCATCCACAATTGACCGGGTGGCTGTCAGCGTTCCTCCAAAGCCGGCCGCCTCTACCTCATAAAGCTTCCGAGTGGCAATCGCATTGATCTGGGTAGCAGCGCTGCCACTGAGCTGATCCTGAGCTTTAATCTTGGCCTCAACCAATGTCACATCGCCATAATCCGGATGCTCAGCCCCATAACCCCGCAACCCGGACAACACAGCGCGATCAGCTGTTTTAGAATTTCCACTTGGAGCGGTTGTTCGGTGAATGCGAAATTGATACCGGCCATCGCCCGATGGAACCGCGACGCTTTGTGAGAATCGCAGAGGATCTTTGCTGGAAGCGACAAAGCTTTTGCTCTCCAAAGAGGCCCATGCAGAAAGAGGCGCCCCAGCATTATCCACGAGTCGCACCTCAGTCTCTACAGTGACACCTGCAGACCTTCTTTTCCCATCACTATTGTATCTAATCAAACCGGCCGGAAATGTAATGTCATATTCAATAGAAGAAACTGCAGTCAGAGAGGGCGTCATAACATAAGAAATATAATCAACGCCAAGCTCTTGCCCAGTAGCGTCATTGCATGTCCACACCAAATTTGGAACCAGAGAAATCGTCTCCCCCACGCCCACAATATTGTATTCACTATCAGCATACTCCTCCAAAGGAGTATTCCCAATATAAACCCCCTCAACAGAATACTCTCCCACTCCCAGGATGCCGAGAAAATACAAATACTGATCATTGCCATCATTCTGGATATAAGGTTGCTGAACCAAATCCGGGAATGCCCGGAACCGTCCAAAATGTTCTGTGAAGGGTTGGCCAAGCCGCAAACGATTTGACCCAGTAGAAAAAGAGGTCAAAGAACCTGGCGTTCCAATCTGTTCCGGCGTGTCCATATCCAAGGTGTTAAAATAATACAGCGAATATACCGTGAGAAGGATAGAGATTATGGCCAGTGTTGCGCCCAATCCGGGCAGCTCAACAAATATAGCATTGGCAGACTCGGGCAGCGCCGTGTCCCATTGGTCGCGGCCGCACGCTTCCCCATTTACGAGGAGAATGGTTGGACGTTGAAGATCCCATCCCAGCGCTTCCGCTGCTGCGTTCGGGGTGGAGTTGTCCGGGACATCGAATGCCTTGGCTTGAAACCCAGGAGCAAGTGGATTTGTACTATAATGTATTTTCATATGTCCAATATCCTGTCACGCTCAAGTTGTTCATCTTTAGCGCCAGCGCATCGCTCAACACAACACCAGTATTTTTCCGAGCATGAAGCATCATCAGCTTTCCTCGCATATAAACAACGACTCCAATATGAGAAGAGCGCTTGCCCTCTGCGAGCAAACCTGCGTCCCCTTCTCTCGGAGTCTCCGTGCGAGCCCAACCGTGCCGCTCTGCAGCTTCATCTGTAAATTCACGCATGGCCAAACGCACCAATCCAGTCTCGCCCACCACCACATCAGGTGGCAGCCCATCGTGCCCGAATTGTTCCACCATGATTTTCCGAAACCAAGAATAACAATTCTGTTCCGGCGTCCACGGCTGGCCCAAATATTTCATCACCCAATGGCTCATGTTCGCGCTCCCGGCAATTCAGTAACAGACATAATCCGGCGCCCAAAAGGAATGTTCACCAGATCCGGATACAGCGCATTAATGAGCGTTTGCTCATCGGTGAACTCCATCGTATTCACAACCAGCGGCACAGGCAATTCGGCGGCAGCTTCCTCCGCTGCACCTTCCCCGACATATTGGCGATAATACAAATACAGCGAATCCGTTTCTGGAGTTTGGGAAATTTCCCACAACAAGTCCCGGTATGCCTTAGGCAAAAAGGAAATGGCCACCTTCAGCTGTCCACGCACAGAGCTTTCTGTCTCAGGCAATGTTGCCTCGAAAGTGACAGGCATAAACGTTCCATCTGCCGTCAACAGTTGCCGATCAGAATTGATCAGCAGGATTGAATTTGATCCATCAGAATCCTCCCACGAGGAATGAGCCAATTCAAACGTCTCATAAATCGTTACATCAGGATCAGCATATGCGTATGCCTCCTGAATTGCTTCATTCATATCCACAATGCTGTCCTTTCCATCATGCGCCAGATTCCGATGGCCATGGTTCCGGATCCACGCAATACGCTGACGGATAAATCAAAAGTGTAACCGCGAAATCTGACCATAAAGGGTTTACCCCTTTGCGGCGAGGATGCCCAAGCATGCGAGCTTTGTGATCAGCATATCCCATCGCAGTCAGCCATGTCGCTGTGAACCAAGTCCCGTCCATCCCCTCCCGATGCCAGAAATAATTGAACTCCGGCTCCAGATCTTTCTGAATGCGAAACTGAACAGTGGCACGATCTGGAGGAACATGCCCCCAATTGCGGACAATCCGGCGGCCAGACGCCTGCTCCTGGCTCTCCATCTTACTCCCCGGAGTAATATTCACAGCCCTCAAAGGCGCTGGCAAAGCTGTCGGCCAAGCGCTCATTTTATGACTCCTCTGGAGGAAATATATCGACATCAGAGCCATCCATCTCTGCCCCAGCAAGGATTTCCAAAGGCAAAGTTAGCACCCATTGTCCTGGTGCCTGGCTCATACGCCAGCTTGGGGAAGAGAGAAACCGAACAAAGTGGAAATCAAATCCAAGGTCTTCCAACCAAGGACAGCTAAACTCTCCGCTTTGTTGTATTGTGGTATCATAAAATGCCCGAAATGTGGCAAGCTGCGCAGCAGAAACCGTCATAGAGAATGTTGCTGAGCATTCTGGATAAGTCCGGTTGCGCGTGGGGTTGCGCGCTTCTGTCGAACTCAGCAATCCAGAGCGTGGCTGTAACTCATAATCAATATACACGCTCTGCGGCAAAGTTTCCGGCCAAGAATTCATCAACCGCGCCTCCCATATCTACTATCCAGCGCACCAGCCATTCCTGATCCCCGGCTCATACGCTCTATCATTTTTTCTTCGATCAGCGCAATCTGAACATCTAATCCATCTGAACGCTGAATCACCTGGGCTGTTGTGCCGGGTGCCTCATGAATATTTACGTTCCAATTTCCCGACTGCACCTGGGAGAGCGTCTTATCCAATTTCTTGGAGGTGCGTTCATCCACTACACGTTCACCCTTTTGCAGCAACCACGTCCCCGTCTCAGGCACACTATCAATTCCACCATGCGCCATCCCCACAGCTTGAGCAGATTGCACAATAGTGAGCATTCCGGCCGCAACCATACTCGCGGCAGCAACCTTATCAGCCACTGTCGCTCCAGTTGCCCACGCATCTGAAATCGCATTATACATATTCAGTGTGGTCTCTGCGACGGTGAATCCTTTAGAGATAGCAAACAACGTTTTGTAAGTTGCATTCTGTTCATCGCTAAAAGTTTTTTGTATATCTGCGAGGCTCCCAAACATGCTCGCATTGCTCGCCAAAATAAGCTGTGTGCGTGATTGCTCGATCCGAGCGAGCTGTTCAGAGTGCTGCTCCTCAATTTTGCGCTCTTGCTCATTCCACTTTTCATTTAAATCGGCACGCTCTTGCCGGTATGTCTCCAACAAAGCAAGCTGCTCTGCGTACCATTTGGCAAGGTCTTCACGCTGCTGCTCTAGCATTCCCAGCTCACCAAACGCGCCTCCTGTTCCTGCAAAACCGGGAGCATCAGTAAAACTTGACATGAGCTCGGCAGTAGCGCTCTTTTTCAGAGCCTTTCTCTGCTCTGCGTGCAATCTCTCCAGCGCCAGTATATCTGCACCAGCTTTGCGATATTGCTCCAGCTCAGCTGTCTGTTTTTGCTTCAGAGCTGTCAGTTCTTTTTGATATCCTTCAAGCCCTATCAGCTCAAGCTGATCTTGGACTTGCAAATCAAGCGCCAATATTTTTGCGACGTGATCCGCTTTGGCTTTAGCTTCCTTATTGCGCTGAACCGTGAGTGTCTTCCAATGCGCCTCGCGCTCTTGCACCTCCAACTCCTGAATAACTTCAAGCTGTCGCAAATAATCCCTCAAGGCTGCAAGCTCAATTGCGATCACTTTCTTTTTCTCGGAATCCTCTGAAGTCCCAAGAAATGTTTCTCGCTGTTCGATCCTCTGCTGAGTGTCTGAGATTTCAAAATTGAGAGGAATGCCAGACAAGTCTTTCATACTTGCGGTTAAATCATCTAATATTGCCGCTTGCTTTTTCAGCGCTTCGTTCTTTTCCTTTTCCTGATTCTTTAAGAACTCAGCTTGCTCGCGTATAATGCGCTGCGATGCAGCGATGTCTTCGTATTCCTTGAGTTCTCCCTTGAGTTCTTTGACACGGTCTTTAATGTCTGTCCTGCCCATAGTGAAAATGTTGCCGTACATCGGGGCGCGCGGAAGTGCTTTCTCAAGGTCAGCGATTTCCTTTTTGGTATCCCTGATTTGTTCCGGCAGAGTCGTTTCAAAATACTCAGAGAGATCAGAATAAATAGAAAGACCAGCCCCACCTGCCGCACCAAGAAGAGCACCCAGTGGGCCGCCAGCAGCAAAACCGATTAGCGCACCAGCGATGATTTCCCAGTACTCTTTGAACGCTTCAAAATATGGGGAGTCAACAAAGTCTTTAACTGCATCGCCGATGTCTCTGACGTAGCCAGGCAAATCCTGAGAGAGAAACTCTTTGTTGTTCTTTATCCAGTCAGTCGTGTCAGAAACTATATCTTGAATATACGGCGCCAATTCCAGAAGCGCTGCTGTCACCTGTGTCTTAATTATAGCCGCAAGCACAGTCATCTGGTCATTGGTCTTTTCGGCGTTGCGAATCAGATCCTCATCGATGACCAGCCCAAGCTCACGAGCTTCTTGTCGAAGCTCATTATAATTTTTGGACAGAATGCTCATCGCTTGACCGGAACGACCAAACGCTGCAACAGCGAGAGCGGCCCGGTCAGCGTCATCCGCAGTCTCGGACATCGCCTTCATAATCATATCAAGAGCGGAATCAACTGATGGCGCTGCTTTAACCTGCGCCAGCAATACGTGGTTGGTTGCTTTTAAAATTGTGTACAAGCCACCCGTATTTGCGCGCAGTTCACCGACACGCTTGCCAAAGCCCATTATACTTTTGTCAAGCTCCTGGATTGACATTCCGGAAATCTCAGCAGCAAAACGCATTTCTTGTAATGCGTCAGTTGTTACCCCGGCCGTGTCTGCAGTTTTGCCGATAAGATCTGCAGCAGCAAAGCTCGCCTTGGTCATTGCGACCGCGCCTACTGCGGCGGCGGCGGCCATTGCTACACCCAACTTGCCCATGGACACCATCGACTTCTTGAATTCCGCGCGCATCTTTTTTTGCTGGTAAGCAATTTGCTGGGCGGTCTTTTTATGATGCCGCTCTGCTTTGTCAAGTGGCCTTGTAAAGCCACCAACCTTCGCGATCAGGTCAAGCGTTAATGTTCCAAGATTCGCCATTTACCACTCCTTTTTTGCACGATCAAGCGACCATTCAGGCGCATCCTCGTGCGGAGCAAAATCATACAAATCATATCCGCCATTCTTGCTATGCGCATTCGCATACAATGCCATCCACGATGCTATCGCAACTTCAACTCTTCGACCAACAAAAAAACTGCCACGCTTGCTCCGATACGCAATCCAGTCCATAAACTCAGCGTGCGACATATTGCACTTCGCTTCAGCTATCGTCCGACCGCCAACCCCATTTAAAACCAACTCATGCCAGAACTCATCGAGGCTAGTTAAATCTTGGGTTCCGGCTGTCCTCCCCCCAAGCGGTTGACCTCTGCGATCACAGTCAGCAGCGCAATAGTCAACTGCCCATCAAGTGGGCCACGCTCAGGATCTGCTTCACCAGTGATGTCTGCTGGGGTAAAAACGGGCTTGCCTTCCGCATCACAGATACAAGCGGCGATACGTCCCGCCACTGCATCTGAATGTCCATCAGAATAGGCAGTCAACTCAGCGACAGTGCTGTGGTAGCTGAGCAACCGGACATGGACAATAGCAGAATATTCCTCCTCCTTCTTTTTCCACGTGATGGTTTTTTCGATGGGCGCGCCCGTAAACGCGCCCATCTTAGTTAGCCCATCAATTGATAGTTCATCTACCATTATGTAGTCTCGATCCAGGTGGCCTCACCTGTACGCTGAACAGAGATGGTTGACTTGACGACTGTGTTGATGCTGAAATCAAACGGGAAGTCAGCAATGTAGCCATCAAAATAATACATTGTCCGGGCAATCGCTGTCTGGTCAAATTCGCCATCAGAGTCAGCTGTCGGTGCAACGGTTCCATCAGACCAGCCAACTGCGAACGGAATGGATGCAACATCATCATCCAGAAACAGCTCGTGAAGCCGGGTGTGCGATGCGTTTGCCGGATCTGGATTGATCTCGATGGTTGCTGTGCCGGGAGTGCGCATGCCGCGCATGAACTCCTTGGCATCATCATCCAGCGCGGTGACTTCGATCTGGTCAGACGGTGCGCCGCCGGGATTAAACCCTGTAACCTCAGTGATCGGGACAACAGTATCGTCATCCGGATCAATAAAATAAACCTGCGTTCCTTTGGTAAGTTTGGCTCCCATGGTTATCTCCTTATAAGAAAAGCCAATTATCGTTCAGTCAAAAACTCAGCATCAAATGAATATCGGTAAATATTATCATCCTCTTTACTCTCACCGCGCCAAGCGACGATGTATGCCTCAGGCTCAATTGCGTCCCTCAGCGTTTCTGCTACGTTGCGCGCGGTGGATCCTTTCTTTGCGTAAACATCCACCTGTATCAACCAATTATCTATGCTCGGAGTCCCAGACAAGTAATTCTCAGGACTCCCCGAAACAGTCTGCCAGACAGCATACGGCATTTCAGTATCATCAGGTGCTTGGCCAAACGGAAAGAACCGAACAGGATCTGTACCCAGCAAAGCCGTCACAGCTGTCACAACTTTTATAATATTAAAAATCGGCGGTTTCATTTCTTTCCTTTCGCAGCTTTCTTCACTGCGCGTTCAATTGAGCGCTTTGCCTCTCGCATAAACTCTGCTGTGGCAGCTCGCGTATTCCGCTCCAGCGCCGGGCGCATAAAAGGTTGAGCCTGCATGTTCCGTGTACCAAATTCTAGCAAACGCCAATACCACGTCTCACCTCCAGGATTGCCCTTGCCCTTGCCTGGCATGTCCTTGGATTGGGCGCCGCCGAGAATCCCAACCCGAAACATTAGGTCACCAGAGCGCTTGAACTTCTTTGGGCTCCACCTCACAGCTACGTTTGCGCTGATCTGTTCTCCCGTCTCAGGATCGTCCAGCCGCAAGGCATTTTCCTTCACAGTCTTCGCGACCAAGTTAGCAGCTTTGCGCAAAGCAGCTCGACCACCCTTATATTTGACGTCACGACTCACAGCGTCCATGGTCTTGGTAAGAGCCTCTGCACCTTCAATTGAGCTCGTAACATCAAACATTTGATATCTCTGAAAGCATCAGCGTCATATATTCCATTCCGCTGTCCGTATCAGGAAGAGGTGGCCCATCAATCTTATAAGTCTTGCTCCGAAATGACAAGCGCAACTCTGAAGTCACGTCATCTCTATACCGAATGACGGCGCGCGCCATGGTCGTTTCCTGAACAGACCGGGCAGCAATAACATCCTTTGTGCTGTATGGTTCAAATGCGCCCCAAACAGTATCATACGTCACCCAAGTCTCAACCATCTCACCATCAGAGTCCTGCTCTGAGGTCAGAGCTAAGAGCGCCAGCCGATGTCTAAGTTTGCCTGCATCAAGCGACATGCGCACCCTCCAATCGTTTCAGCGCTTCTGCGCGAACCTGTTCAGAAGTTATCTGCGCCATCGCTTCCTTACAATGCGGACAAGGATCATAACGGCCGCAAGGACTCCCGTCAATATTGGAGTAAAAATTGGCGTGCGAATCGTACCCAGTAATTTTAGGATCACAGAACCCGCCAAACACCACCACGGCATCCGTCCCCATGCTCGCTGCGAGGTGATGCGTGCCTCCGTCAATAGTCAAAACCAGCGTAGCAAATTTCACTATCCCTGCTGACATTCGTACATCATTTGAAGCGATAATGCCCACCCCTTCCAGCA